GACGAACCCCCGCCGCCGGCCCCGTCCACGATTCCATTGCGCAATGAACTGAAGATGTCGCGCATCAAGGGTGAGTTGGGCGCGGCGCCATTGCCCCCGCTGGCACTCGCACCAGGCGCACCGCCCGCGCAGGAGTACCCAATGCCGCCCACAGAGAACGCGGACGGCTGCATGGACCCACCACCGCCACCGCCACCCGACGTTCCGGTGCCCCCGGCGGTCCTGTAGCCGCCACCGCCACCGCCGAGCGACGTGATGCCGCTGCCGCCGCCATCGCCGCCCAGCCCGGCGCCGCCCAGCCCGCCGGAGTAGGTGTTGGTTCCAGCGAACGTGATCGTGGGAGACGACCCGCCGTTGAAGCCGAACCAGCCGCAAGAGCCGCCGCCGCCGCCGCCCATTGCCATGTAGGTCATCGTGTCCGACATGGAAACAGACCCGCCCGTGCCGCCCGTGGACGTACTGGCTTCACGCAGGGCGCCAAGCACCGTTCCTGTGCCGCCCGTGGGGCCGCTCGCGCCCGTGGCAGAAATCGCACCGCCCACCGACGACGTACCGCCCACGCCGCCCACGACGTAGGAAAGCGTCTGCCCAGGCACCACGTCGATGATGCCGCTGGCAAAGCCGCCGCCCCCGCCGCCATAGGCGGAGTTCGGAACCGAGACGTACAGCGGGCACGAACTGTTGTTCGTGTGGACGAGCACCTGTCCCGAAACCACCGTCGCCGAGAGGACGGCGGCGGTCATGGTGTCTGTGTAACCGCTCCAGAGCGTCGGATACCAGCTCAGCCCACCGTCGATCGACGCCGCGCCATACCAGTCGGTGTTGGTGGCGGTCGGGTCGTAGGCGAAGAAGACATCGCTGGCGGGAGAGACGACACCGCGGAAGGTCTTGCTGCCGGTGATCCCGGACTTGGTTGCAGCCGCCCAGGTCACCGCATCGGTGGAGTAGAGGATGGTGGCCGATGCCCCGACCGCCACGTATCTCGTGCCGTCCCAGGTGACATCGTGCAGGGCATTCGCAGTGCCCGAGGTTCTGGGGGTCCAGGTGATGCCGTCAGGCGAAGTCGCGATGTACCCGGAGTTGCCGACAACGATGAACTGCCCGTTGAGGAAGCGAACGCTGTTCAGGGTGCGGGTGTCCGCGGTGCCCGACGCCCTGGCCGTCCAGGTCGCCCCGGTTGGCGAGGTCGCAATCCCCCGGTCGGTGGTGCTCGTGGAGCCCACCGCCACATACAGCCCAGCCCCCGCAGCCATTCCATACGCGGCGCCGATGTTGGCCCCGGAGAGGGCGGCGGACGCCGACCATGTGGTCCCGGCGTTGGTGGTGTAGACGGCGACGTTGCTGCTGTTCGCACCGCAGAAGCTGCTCGAGCTCAGGCTGGCCGACCCGCCATCCCAGCAGGTGGAGTACGCGGGGATTGCGCCACCGGACGAGAAAGTGACTCCGCCATCGGTGGACTTGTAGCTCGTCCCGCCGCTCGACCTCGGAACCACGAGAACCGTTGTGCCGTTCTTGACGAGGTACGCCCCGTCGCCAAGCGAAACCCCACCCACCGCGGACTCGCCCTGGTAGTTGCGAATGTCGGAGTTCGAGTAAAACGCAGCCGAGTCGCAGTACAGGTGTTTGCCGGCATCGCTCACAACGACAGGCCCGGCGCCCGACGAGTGAGGACTGTGGTTGACGTGGTAAGCCCCCCCGTAGTTCCTGTACTTCTGCGCCGGCAGGAAGTGAAACTTCCTGCCCGAAACCATCGGGTCGAAGAAGGGGTTGCAGCCGTCCGCCCCGCCGCCGATCACGGTGGCGCGCACCTGAAAGACGTTCTGCGGCACCGTGAATGTGCCGGCACCCGCCTGGGTGATGAGTCGCTGGTTGACCCACCGTGCCGGGGCCACTCGGGTCGGCACATTCGGGGGCAGCGGGTAGCCGTACATGCCCTTGTTCATCAGAAGTCACCTCCCAGGGCGATGACATTGAACGTCTCGGCGTTGTTCGTCGCGGCCCGCAAGCTGTAGCCGTTCGGGATGACCAGCGGCAACTCGAGGTCGACCTGACTGCTCACGTTGGATGCCCACGCAGGCTGCGTCGAGCTCGGGGTCACCGCCACCACGGGGACTTCCTTCCACAGACGGGCGTTGGTGCCGTCGTGAATGAACAGCCGGATCATCCCCGCCGTCGTGGTGCCGACAGCGTGGATGCGGACCTGATCAATCCGCGAGCCCGATGCGCCAGCGCTGAAGACGGTGACGATGGTGCCGGTGCCGTCCCGGTTGGTGTTCGCAGTCGAAATCTGCCCGATGGCGCAGCGGGGGGTCGCTGCGTACTGTGCTTGAGTTGCCATCTAGATCACTCCATGTGCCATGAGTAGGAAGTCGGGCGCGGGCCGGGCGTTGGTGATCCCGTAGCCTTCGAGCGTTGTCGGGTTCGTCCCCGCAGTGACCCGGCCCTTGGCGTCGACCGTGACCGAGCGATAGGTGCCCGGGGTGCCCACCGAAGCCAGGGTCAGGGCCAGATTGACGTTGCCCGCGCCCGTGAAGCCGACAGCAGGTGCAGTCGCGTCACCCGAAGCAGAAAAGTCGCGCGAGGTCGCCAGCGCAGTCGCGGTGGACGCATTGCCTGTCAACGACCCAGAGAACGACGATGCCGCAACCGCGCCGGTGAAGGTGGTCGTGCCGTCGATTCCGTACAGTTTGGTGAAGGCGTTGGAGGTGTAGTCGACCGGAACCGAAGCGAGTTCGCTGGCTGAGTTCGTGTTCATCACCACATCGGCATAGGTGCTGCCTCGGTGGTGGACCGTCATCTCGACGAAGACGTTGCCGAAAATCTGGGTGATCACGTTGAGCGCCAGCTTCGCTGCCGCCGTAGTGGTTTCCTTCGTCCACAGCACCGGGTCGACGTAGCGCACGCCTCCGACCAACTCCTCCCAATAGGTGATACTCCAGCTCAGATCAGGCAGTGTGTTCGAGCGCAGACCCGTCGTGAAATGAATGATCTGCAAGTTAGCGCCAGAGCTAACGGTGATCGTCCCCTCCAGCACGTAGTTCTGCGAGGGACTCGCCGGGGTGACGGTGCAGATTTCCTGGAACTCACCCGGCATGAGGTAGGAGGTTCCGACGTAATACTGCGAGAACTTCTGGGTCAGGCTGTTCACGCTGCGAACCTCGCCCAGCGTGGCTAGCCCGGAGAAGGTCTTGTTGCCGGTGAAGGTTTCTACGCCGCCCAGGGTCGCAAAGTCGCCGTCCGACAAGGCTGCGTTGAACTGCGCGAGAGTCCCGGTCAGCGTGTTGCTGGACAGGTTGAACGTCTTGCCGGTCAGGGTCTGTGTACCGTCCAGCGTCGCAACCGTGCGTTGCGCAGAGCCATCTCCGAAGCTCAACGCTCCACTGAGGTATCCCAGGCGTCCAGCGGTCGTGCCAGATGCAGTGCCCGCAAGCGTTGGCGTTGTGAGGGTCGGCGACGTGGAGAACACCAGATTCGTGCTGGTGGTGCCGGTTGCACCCGCCGCCGTGTAGCCGGTGATGTTGTTGAACGCGGCGATGCCAGCGGCGCTCGCGTTCGTTCCGCCGTTTGCCACAGGCAGCACGCCGCTGATGTGGGTGGTCAGAGCGATCTTGCCCCAGCTCGGAGCTGCCCCGACACCACCCGAGATAAGTGCGTTGCCGGTCGCAACATCGGCAAGCGCAGCAATGGTGGAGGTTCCGCTCGCATAAAGAAGGTCGCCCACTGCATAGCTGGTCAACCCTGTGCCACCGCTGGTCGGTGCAAGCGTGCCGGTCACACCAGCGCTCAGGCTGACGTTGGTGATGGTGTTGGATACACCACTGATCGTCTTGTTGGTAAGAGTCTCAACGCCATCAACCGTCGCGATGTTGCCGTCAGACACGCTCGCATTGAATTGCGCCAAGGTGCCTGTTAGCGTGTTGTTGGCGAGGTCGATCGTCTTGCCAGTCAACGTCTCGACCGACGCAGACGTCGAGTAGTCGGTGCCTGCAACAGCCGCAGTGAATGCAGAGGTTCCGTTGCCTTTGAGCAGTCCCGTCAGGGTCGTAGCGCCCGTACCGCCGCTTGCGACAGGAAGAATTCCGGTGGCGTTGGTGACCGAAATGCGGTAGTTGACACTCGAGTACCACTGCGTCGTGCTACTGGCGTCGAAACACATCACCCCGCCAACAGGCAACTGGATGGACGTGTTGATCGCCAGGGCGTCGATGTAGGCGCTTGTGGCGGGGTAGATGTTGATCGGGTTCGCGCCCTTGTTCACCACCACCATCCGTCGCCCGGTCGTAGCCGTTGGGAGGGTGACGCCGGATGGATTGCTGGCCGCTGTCGTGACAACGACAAGATCACCCGTCAAGGCGCCCTGCCCTTGCGCGTTGGTGCCTGCGGTAACAGCAGCAGTGGTATTGAAAACCGGCGCGCTTAGCGTCTTGTTGGTCAGGGTCTGCGTGCCGTCCAGCGTTGCAACGGAGCGCTGAACGGAACCGTCACCAAAGCTCAGAACGCCACTGGAGTACCCCAAACGCCCAGCGGTTGTCCCTGATGCCGTGCCTGCAAGCGTGGGTGTCGTGAGGGTCGGTGAGGTTGAAAAGACGAGGTTGGTGCTGGTGGTGCCGGTGGCACCAGCCGCGCTATAGCCCGTGATGTTGTTGAAGGCGGCGATGCCCGCCGAGCTGGCGTTCGTTCCGCCGTTGGCGACAGGGAGGACGCCGCTGACATGGGCGGTTAGTGTGACCTTGCCCCAAGATGGCGCGACACCGACGCCGCCTGAAATCAAAGCGTTCCCTGTAGCAACGTCAGCGAGCTTGGACAGTGCCGATGTAGTGCTGGCATACAGCAAGTCGCCGACCGCATAGCTGGTCTGTCCAGTGCCGCCACTTGTTGCTGGGAGCGTTCCAGTAACGCCAGTGCTCAGGCTGACGTTGGTGATGGTGTTGTTGGAGCCGCTGATCGTCTTGTTGGTCAACGTGACGGTGTTGTCCGTCACAACCGCCACGTTGGTTGCCAACGTCAACGAAACTCGCTTGGTTCCGGCTGCAAAGTTCACCAGCGCACCGGCATTCGAGCTGGCGTGAACGGTGGTGCGCGCAAGGGTTCCGGCACTCCAAGTCCCGATGCCGGTTTCCCAATCGCCCGTGGGGGCGCCGAAGTTGTCGACCGCCGCAATGCTGTACGGGACCGTATCGCTTGCGGTGCAGACACTGCCGAACGTGCGGAAACCAGCAACCGCACCGTCAAGCGTGACGGTGCCAGTGCCCGTGGTGACGGATGTCTCCATCACCCGATCAGCAATGATCAGCGGCATACGCGACTACCTGTTAGACGTAGCCAAGTTGAGCAAGTCGTTCGTCGCTGATACCTTCGACGCGACACGTCGGAATGCTCGACTTGCGGGCGATTCGCACGTTACCGACCGAGGATTCAGGCAGCGCAGCCAGAGTGGCCCCATCTGCGCCCACCAAATGGACCCAGGGGACCATAACCTCGGCGCTACCCAGCTTGGTCGCTTCGATCATGCGAATGCCCACGCCCAGGTCGGTTTCGACCCAGACGCCTTGACGATCAGTCCAGTTCTTCATGGCGCACTTGCTCCTTAGTCGGCAGTGATCTGGGGGGTGACCTTGATCGTGCCGCCGCCAGAGGGGATCGAGAACGGGGCTCCGGTGAACCGCTCAGCCAAGGCGATCCGCCCGCTGACGGAACGGGTCATGTAGTAGCCGTATGCGTCGCCAGCGCCTGTCATGGTGAAAGTCTGTTGCGCATACGCGATCGAGGTCGGCGCACCCTCGGACGGAGCGCCCCAGCTCGCGCCAGTCAGCGTGATCGCCGAGTAGCCGGTGGCTGCGTACTCCGTGTAGGTCGCAGCAACGTCCGTCTCTGCGGGCGTGGTGTTGCTGCCGAACAGCCGCAGGATGAGGTTCTGCGGCGCAGTCTTGTTGACGAAGTATTCGAGGGCGTCGCCTTCGCCGTTGTTTGGGACTACAAGTGCCATGTCGGGCTCCTATTGGTGGGGTTAGGACTGGATCACCTGAGTGGGGCGACCTTCGCCGTCAAGAGTCACGGTCCAGACGCTTCCGCCGCCCGTGATCGTGATCGTGTTCGTGTTCGGGTATGCGACAACGTAGGCGACCCCCGCCCGCGTGTACGCGACAACCCTCGAAAGCTCGTCGTAGGCGATGTCGCTGATCGACACCTGCTCCGCAGACGGCCCCGGAGGGCCTTGGAGTCCAGACTGGATGATCGTGGGCGTCTCGGGCGTGAACTCGATCACCGAGACGACTTCGGTTGTGACCGCAATCGTGCTCATTCGGTGACGCTCCGGGTAACCAGCACTTTGCCGCCAACCGGGTACAGGACATCGCCATTCTGGAACTCGACTCGCAAGTCCCAGGACGCCTTGGCGAACGTCAGTGCGGCGGTCTGTGCAGCGGTCAGTAACAGCTTGATTTCGCCCTTAGCCGGTGTAACGATCAGCCCGCCATTGCCAACGGTCAACTCCAGCAGCAGCGTGCCGTCCGGCGCATCGCGAAAGTGGATGCGAACGACGCAGCCTGTAATGTCGATCGCCTTGCCCTTGGAGTCGGTCCACCGCAATGTGGACCGAAAAGTCTCGCCTTCGCGCAGCAACAGGTTAAGGTTAGCGGTCGCCATAGTCCCGTGACTCTATCAGTAAGTCACCGATGAGTAAAGATTGGATGATCGCGAAACTCTGGCGGAAGCTGATGACGGCGCTGCTCGGACCTATAAGAAGCCTCGCAGTGATCGTTCTCCCAGAAAAACATGGCATCGATCAGACGACGCAGCAGCTCCCACATGCCGGCGCGTCGAAGCGAAAGTCTCCACACTCGACTCGAAAGCGTCTCGTCAGCCCAGCCGCCGAGGATCGTGTTGATGAACTGATCGATGGCGATTGCCACTTGCTTCAGCTTCACACCCATTGGATCGCCTCTACTTCTTCCACGGTTGTTGCTGCGTCGATCGCCGCTCGCAGCAGTCGCGCCTTCTCGTACTGCGCATTGATGTGCGCCCCCAGCGCCAGCCCCAGGCTGACCATCTGACCGCCGTTCAGCGTCACCACCGAGTCGTCCTCGGTCGTCCAGTCGATCGAGTAGGGCACGCCGTTGGCCTGGGCGACAAGCGCCATCGTCACCGCGCCGTTGATGTTCTGCACCGACACCCGGTCGGACTGATACGTCACACCGTCGAAGACGAATCCCGCCTCCTTGGCTGCGATCCGGGCTCGCTTGATCGTCTCCCACTTCGCCGCCTTGACCTCTGCAAGCGGGGGTGGCGGCGGCGGTGGCGGCGGGGGTGGCGGCATGTAGCGAACCAGCGATCTCGACCGCACGTCGATCGAGTCTTCCGGGTTGGCGTCGCACTCGAGCCACTGCTCGTCGCCGCTTACCTGAAGGGTGATGTACTCAGGCTTCGGCAGGGTGACCACACGCAGGATGGTCCCCTGTGGGTTGAAGATCGCGTACTTGTGCATCCTGCCCTACCTCTTGTGAACGATGACGGCGAGCGACACTGACGTGCTAACCCAGTCGACGAACTCGTCCTGGTACTGATCGATGACGGTGACGGTGCTTCCGGCTACCCGGGTTGTCGATACCGTGTGGGTGGCGACCGAGACGTTGGTGAAGGTCCACATCGGCGAGCCGGGGTACGTCGCGGTGTTGCTACCGTCGATGGTGGCGTACCCGGAAGCCGGCTTCGTGTAGTTGCTCCAGGCACCCCACGCACCGCCGACCGGGTTGCCCTGTTCGTTGTAGTTGTAGATCCAGTCGCGTCTGCGACGCTGCTCCAGCCCGAAGGTGGCGAACAGCGCCACTCCTGCAGCGGGCGTGCCCACCACGGGCACCGCGACGTTGCCCGTGGTGGTGGTGAGGGACGTGGCGGAGAAGAAGTCCGAGATGGCGTTGGTTTGGACGTTGCCGGTCGCCACCACGCTGCCGTTCAACGTCAGCGTCGAACCGTTGAAGCTGATGTTGGTCGTGCCGTTGCCCAGCGCAAAGGTGCCATCGGTATTGAACTTCGCACCCGTGCCGGTCATCGTCGAGCCGGACACCTCTGCGGTGTTAACCTTCAGCGATCCGCGAACGACCGCATTGGACAGCTCGGCAGACCCGTCACCCCTGATACGCCACCCGGTCGATCCGGCAACGAAGTTGTTGCTGAAGATGTCCCCGGTGACGGTGATGTTGCCGTTGGCGGTCAGGTTGCCGGTGTTGACGGCGACTGCGGACAGCGTGCCAACCTTCAGGCTCGAGATGTACGGCGTGCTCCAGGTGGTCTGGTTGGTCGCTGGGTTGTAGGTGCCGTCCGCTTGGTACAGAGTGTTGGTCGACGACGGCAGCGGATCAGCGGCCGACCACGCGACATTCAGCGCCCAGTTGTTGTTCGATTGCGTCTGGGTCGGAAGCGCATCGCCCGCCACGTTGAACGTGGCGCCGGTAGGGGTGGGGTTGCCCACGATGCGCGAATAGGCACGCCGGGCAGATGCCCCGGCGACGCCCGGTGAGCCATTGGTGCCCGCGTATCCGCGAGCGGTGATGCTGGCGTTCACCCAGTCGAACGAAGTCTGGGCGTTCGACGCCGCGTCCGACAGGAAGACGCTCGCGCCCCAGAGGGTGTAGCCCGGTGCGGGGGCGGTCCCCGGCGTTAGTTGCCAGTTGGTCGGGGCGGCGCCGAAGCTGTTGGTCGCCCAGGTGTAAAGGGGGCTTCCGCTGGGGCCGGTAGGCGCCCCAGCACCCGTCTCCCACCGATACACAGTCACCGTAGTGGTCTTGATGCCGTCGATGCCGTTCAGCCCATTGCTGCTGACTGCATCGACTGTGATCGACGATGGATCGGCAGACCAGTCGACGCTAGTCGAAACCGCCGTGCTGAGTGCGGTGATGAGCTTGGTGGCGACCCATAGGTACTGACCGGAGATGCCAGGGTTGGACGGAATAGTCATCGACCACCCGCCAGCGCCTGCGTAACCCGTTTGCGCCGACGACGCCCAAGTCCATGTGCTTGTCCCTGTCGGCTTTGCCGGGGTTGGAGAGATGGGCGCCCATCGGAAGAGCTGAACCTTCGCTGTGTTCGTCACGTCCACACCCACCAAGACGGGGGCGCTCCAGCTTGCGTTCGACAGCGTTGCGGTTCCGCTCGCGCCAGAGCAGCTTTGTTGGATTGACCACAGATACGCGCCAGAAGACGACCCTGGGTCGGCGATCGTCCAGTTGAGCGGCTGACCGCTGATGAACCCGCTGCCGAATGTGTAGGTGGCTGAACCCGTGGTGTCGACAGAAGGCGCGCTGTTCGTCGTCGTGCGTCTGAACAGCGTGACGATCGTCGAGGTCGAGCCGGCCTTCGCCTTGGTCAGCGTCTGGTCCATGAACAGGGAGATTGCGCCGCCCGTGCTGGTCTTGCCGGTGACGGTGTACCGGACGGTCGCAACGTCGGTCGTCAGCCCTCCGTGATCCCCGACCACCGCCCGCTTGACCGACTCGGTGATCGTGCCAAGCGTGCTCAGGATGCCCGTCTGCACTGCGCGGGAAAGCGTCCAGGTGCCGTTGGCAGCTCCGATTCCGTCGTAGTCCAGCTCGGTCACGCCTTCGAACACGCGCACTTCCGTGCCGGAGCCAACGTAGCTCGTGACGGTTCCGTCACTGGCGGCCGGCAACGTGTGCGCCCCGTTGGAGAGGGACATCTGGATCGCGTGCTCGCCGTTGCGGACCTTGTTCGCCAGGAGAGTGCGCTCGATCGTGACGCCGCCGCCCAGGTCAGCGCGGAAGGTCGCGCTGGCGGACGCCGCGGAGATGCTTGGGATGGAGATGGCGCCCGTGCTCGAGTTGATGTACGTGGCGAAGGTTCCGGTGAACCCGGTTGCCGTGGTGCACGAATACGTCACCCCTGACGTAAGCGTCGTGGCGCCCTTCATCACCGTCATCTGCGACAGCAGCGGGGTGGTGCCAGGAAGAGGGGTGCCGGCGGCATCGCACAGCACGCCCTGGTATTGGTTCTGCAGGCTTGCGGAAATCGCGCTCGAGCCGTCGCGCAGTCGATGCAGGCTGATCATGTCGATCTGCCCGCCCCACGACACGCTAACCGTCAGCTCGTCGCTCGTCATGTTGGCGGGCAGGATCGTCCGCGAATTCCCCGACCCGGTGATCACGCCGGTGAGCGTGCCGGTGAGCGTGCCGGCGGTGACCGTGAATACCGGCGACCCGGCGAAGCCCTGCCCGTTCGCGGTGATCGTGATCGACGCTGGTGTGGTAGTTGTGCCGTCAGACGAAACTTTGAAGATTTGCGAGTTCGTTGTGAGGGTCAGAATGCCGGTTAGGGCAAACCCATCCCACACAATAGTAGAAGTCACAGGCGTTACGCTCTCTTGTGTGCCGTCGACGGTGTGATGCTTCACCCAAATCGTGTACGCCCCTGGCGGTGGAGCCACCGCCGTGTAGGTGTTCGACTTACCTCGAAAGAGTGTCGCGCCGGTTGCCCAGTCGGAGCCGACGCGAATCTCGGTGTCGCCCGCCCATGGCGTATTCCATGACACCCAGGTCACCACCAATCCAACATCGGTCGCCTCAATTGTGAGGCCCGTGACATCAGGCGGCGCCGTCGAAATTCCGGTCACCGTATAGCTGATTACTTCAGAGTTGACGAAGCCAGAGGTATTGCCGTGAACGTCGCGAGCAACGACTCGGAAGTCCAATACATCACCCTTACTCGCAAACACAGATACCGAGCGCGGATGCGTACCTTCAATCTGGTAAACACCGCCGTTTCGGGAGACATAAACGTCCGCCTCCTTATAGGTCTGCTGAGTCGAATGGTAGTCAATGAAGACGTAGAGTCCAGATGAGCTTCCCACTAGACTTCCGGTTTCGCGCACGCCGTCAACAACGACGTTCTGAACCAACCTGGGGTCGAGCGCAGAGTAGTTCGGCGCCGGCCCAGCGACCGACCCGCTGTAGACATCGGGGTAATACTCAATCGCCTTGATGTCGCGTCGGTACTCGTGCGAACCACTGATGGACACCACGCGGAACGGCTTGTTGACCTTATTAGTTTGCCCGAACAGCCACTTGTCGAACTGGTTTGGCGTGACATCAAGCGCCGTCGCAAGGGTCAACTGTGTGTACGTCTGTACTTGCCCTGTGCTCAGTGGATTGACTACGTTGCGCGTAAGCAGCGCATTGGTGTCGTGCAAGACGGCGGTCTGACCTGGGGAGATGCCTGTGGTCGACGATACTGTCACGCCCCAATAGGCTCCCGATTGGACGATGTTAAGAATCTCAAGATCCTTCGTCCCGATGATGATCCGACGCACGTTCGTGGCGCCCGAATAGCCGTTCAGCAGGATGTCGGTGCCGACAACTGAGTGTACGGTCGTCGTCAATCGCACAACATCATCGACATGAACCAGTGCTTGATAGGTCTTGCCACCCTCCATCAGCACGGGGCGATCGAGCTTAATGACGCTGGTGGTGTTTCCAGACTCTAGGCGCCCGCCAACCCCCCACTGAGGCATGTCGTGCTGCACCAACACCACATCGCCCGGGGTGCAGGCGATGGCGTCAGTGAATGCGCCGAACTCGACGGTGCGCTGAACCCAGTGGTTTAGATTGAGCTGTAGTTGGGCCTCTTTGAATGCACGATCGGAAGTGACAATACCCATGCCGTCGATACTTGCGACGCGCTGGGGTTGTCCAGCCGCAAATGCAAGCTGATTGTAGAGACGGATGGTGCGCTGACGGTAGTTGTCTTCCTTGTCTGAATAGGTGACTTCGATTTCGTTGGCACGATCGGACATTCCAGTCCAATTTTCCTTGAAGGTGCCGGAAATCATGTTCGCCACCGAGAACATCATGACAGGCGACTCTGCACGCTCAATGACCACGGTATAGCGTGTGCCGACCATCATGACCTGGGCGTGCCCGCAGCGAGCCACTTCGCTCGCGGCGTCCCAGACGTTCTTCTGGGTGTCGAATATGCCGTTGAACTCAAGCCCCTGTGACTGACACCACGACGCCCAATCGATCCACTTATCCAAGTCGATACGGCTTTCCGAGCAACCGCCGCCGTAGCGCTTGTTGGTCAGAATGTCATACGTGATCCAGGCTGGATTTGAGCTGGACTTGAGGTCGAACTGTTTTGTCGTCTGATTCCAGACCTTAACCAGCTTGCCGTGATTCAGGTAGGTGACGTTCGGCATGCCGTTGAGCTGGTCGGTCAGACGAACCTTGAGCGCAACCAGAGCGGTGTTGCGATAAGCAACATCCTCATCGATGATCTTGTTGACATCGGTCAGGTAGATTATGTCGGTGACCGTAGGGTCGGTGTTCAGAGCCTCAAGTCGACGATAACGAAGTTGATACGCTCCTTGAGTGAGCGCTCCCGTCATGATGCTTCGACGAACCGCGTCTCGCTTGGACCCCTTGACGGTAATCGAACCTACGGAACTATAAACGGGGGTTTGAGTTACATGCCCAACAACCTGCTTGATGGTCGACTCACCCACCACATCGATATAGATAACGTCATTCTCGATGTACTCAGCCCCGGTCGGGGAGTAGCCGGTGACATAGGAATTCCCGGATGTATACCCGGAAACGGTGTCGGTCATCGGCAGCGGCATCCATCCGGTATCTCCAGGGGTGCCTGCGGGTCGATAATCGATTTCAATCGTCAGCGTAACAGGCCCACTATTGCCCGCGTTGGCCCAAAACAAGCCACCCGGCGCAGAAAGATCCACCCGTAGACGGTCATATACGTCGGTGCCCGGGGTGCCGATAGTCACGTACTTATAAGCCGTTCCGATTTCTTGCCCGACGCTGATCGGCACGATCGAGTCCGCAAACCATGGAATCGGCAACTGGTCCGGCTTGCCCGTTCGATCAAGAACCTCTTCGTGCTCTTTGAACGACGTGATCGGCTGATCATTCAACTGGATGTCGGTCAGTCCAGCAACCTCGCCCTCACCAGCGCAGATGAGCATGTAGAGGATCTGAGTCTTGTCGTCATTGACGACGTAGTTGCTCAGAATGTTGCCCGCCATGCGGAACGTGCCATAGCACACCGGCACCACCACGCCTTCGGCAGATGTATTCTTCGCGCCGTCAATTCCGTAGGAACTGGTGTCCTTATCCCTTTTCGGCTTCGGCGGCGCCAGCAGGGAGTTCACCAGCATCGCGCCGGCGACCGTAAATCCAACCGTCAATGCGGCATTGGCAGCGGCGATTTGCGCGCCTGTGGTCAATATCCCCGCGGCTGCACCCTCGAAGGTCAGAAATCCGGCCAGGGGCGGCGCATAGATTGAAATCACAATCATCGCCACAACGCGAATGACGTTCTTTGCCCCTCCACCATCACCGCCCTCGGGAATCGGGCAAACGGTTACGAAGTCGCCATCGGCTGGGAAAGTGGAAGCAAGCTCGTGCGACTCAATCACACGCCCGTTGATCGTGTACGCAAGCGGGGCTACGGTGCCCAGCACTGTTGGGAACAGCTCACCCAGGCTCTTGCCGTCCGTAAACATCATCGACTCGCGCGTATGCACGGTCGGGTTCAACGGGTTGTCAATACGAATGAGGTTTAGTTGACTCATCTTTGAAACCTGTAGTAGCCCGTGATGAGGCGGCGCCAAGTGTGAAGCCGCTCCACGCAGACGCCGCCCGAGCGCTCCCACGAATGAATCATCCGATCGAACGGAAGAACAATGCCGACATGGGAAATGTGCTCACCCAGACGAATCGTCGCGACCGCTCCGGGCTCGGGCTCGCACGGCGTCCAATGGGGCATTTGTCTTCCGATTGACGCGGCGACCTCCTCCATCACCTGTGGGCTGCGATAGTCCGGGACTGACGCACCTGCTCGACGCATCAGCTCCATCACGAGCCCATAGCAGTCAAAAGCGTCAGGCCCTCGAGCGCCCAGACGAAACGGCGCACCAATCAGGTCGTCGTATGGAATGGTCAAACCGGGTGACGGCGGCAGTGCGTCAGACGTAGCGATAGCCATTGCTGTTCAGCCCAGGGAACGCACCGAAGTTGACGGAGTTGCCGTGGGCTTCGCAGCCGTTCGGACCCTGAAGGGTCAGGTCACAACTGGTCTTCGCGCCGTTTGTTGGGTAGCCACACTCTGCACTCTGGTAACGCCACTGACAGAAGTCCCGCGTTTGTCGACGACGCGGAAAGGTCTGCATTAGTGCGTTCTCGGCGCCAAGAGTGAATGTCTGCACGTACTCGGATGCGGTGGCGCCGATGATCTGGAAATACTCGATGATGTCGGCGGGCTTGGTCAGTGCGGCGCCATTGACGAGGTAGAAGGTGACGTTGGACCCCACGCCACCGCCGTACTGCTCCATGTAACTTTGGATGGTCTGCGTGTAGTCATTGACGATCAACTGCACTTCCGAAGGCTTGCCCGCCTCATGCGTCAGTTGAATATCGAAGCTGCCCTTCATGTAGGTATCCCCGTTGAAGACGACATCCTCTGGGTTGCGCGCAATGCGCTGGGTGGTCACGACCAGTCCTGTTGTCGGGTTGACGACTTCAAGGTCGATCAGGCATAGAAACGGAACACTGCTCGAGAGCCTGTTCGCCTCAATGGCGGTGGCAACGGAAAGTCGCTGTGTCATGGGTTGAACTACTATGTAAGGACTGAATTATGCCTGCTTGACTGCGAAGGAGCAATCCCACAGCTTCAAGTTCCCCATGCCGACATACTTGAATGTCAGCTCGCCCTTGAAGCGCACGGCGTAAGTCACGTTGTCCTCGTGATTGAGCCAGTCGAAGATGACACTACCGCCCTTCACGGTTGAGTCCCAGAAGTTGACCAGCGCGACCTTTTGCGCGTCAGTCAGTTGCCGGTATCCGACCTTGAATGACCTTCGTGGTGCGCGGGTATGGCGCGCCCGTGTGAACTCGTATCCACCCTCTGTCGGTGCGGACATCGAGGGGTCTTCGAGCGAAACTTCGTATTGCGAAGAGTCCGGGCGCGTACCGCCCGCGAGCACCGGAAAGACTGGATTCGGCATCACCTAGCTCCTGACAGTTGTTGCATCCCGCTGCGGAATGCACCGGGCTTGCTTGCTGCGCTCAGCACCACGTCAAGAATCATCTGTCGCCCGTCAACGCGGGGTGAGCCCTGATTCGCAGACACGGGTTGCCCGGACTGGTTGATGACGTTCACCGTGACGTTGGGAGTGCCAGCGCCGCCAGCGCCGCTCATCGTGACTGGAATCGTGCGCCCATCAGGCAGCGGCACGTATGCCTCTGGTCTGCTGCCTTCGCCGAATACCGCTACCTGCGGACTGCTGGCAACACCACCGCTCGCATAGCCGCGCAATCTCACCGGCCCGCGTCCGCTCATGACGCCCCCATTTGCGAAGAACAGCGACAACAAGTCTCCCGACACCTGCGGGTCGACCCCGCCGACCAATCTGGTCGAGAAGAGCGTTGCCGACGTTGTGGCCTGAGCGAGCGCGGATGAGAGCAAGTTCGCCGCTGCGGCACCAGCGGTATCAGCAGCAGCCTTCTGCCCTGCGGCTGCGGCTGCGGCTGCGTCCGCCGCGCCGTGTCCGCCCTTCATGTCGAGCGCGCCCTTGAGCCAGTTGGTTCCGTCAGACGTCAGTCCACCAAGCGGACCCGCCAGAACCTCCTTCAGCTTGATCTTCGCGATGTCTCGCGCGATGGACTCGACGAACTTGCCGACCTTGAAAGTGCCGTCCGCAAGCTGATCGACGAGATTGCCCATCCAGTTTGCACTGGCGGCGTCCATCGCACCAATCGCGTCAGACCACTGACGCGCGAGCTTCTGGATCGGCGTCTCGAGCTGAAGGGATGCCGCTTTCTGATGAAGCGCGACTGACTCGTGGAACAGCTTGATACGCGCAAGCGCCTGCTGGCGTTGTGCCTCATCCATGTGCCCGGAGCGGGTCAGCTCGAGCATGTGCGCCTCGAACACGCGACGATCTTGGTCGATTGCAAACGCAGTGCGCTCTCCAATCGCGACGCGAGAGTCGGTCGACAGACTCGCTTGCGTTTGTCGATTGCGTTCGGCGAGCTTTTCCATCTCTTTGCCAACGCCGACGAATGCGGCGCCCGCACGGAGACTGCGCATCTCGGCCTCGAAGTCAACCCCGGTGGCGGTGATGACTTCCCTGAACTTCTCCAGTCGTGCAATCGTGAGGTCAATCGCTCGAGTCTCGGCGGTGAGCTGATGTCCGCCGCCGGCAAGCTGGGCGTCGTACTCCTGACGGGCAACGGCTACATTGCGCTTCGCCTCGGCAAAAGCGTTGGACGCCTTCTTCTCCTGATCAGCAAACAGTCGGTCGTACTCAAGCGTCTCCGCAAACGCCCGCAGCCCATCCGGGTCGCCGCGCCGTGAGAAGGCAATCTTCTTGCCGTCCTTATCGGTGGCGTCGAATTCGCCAGAGCTGATCTTTTCGCCAACCAAGCGACGTGCTTGCTCGCGTAGGGAGGAAAGGCTGACGATTCCATCCTCCATATCTTCTGCGGCAGCCTTCAGCTTGATCGTGCTTTCCTTCGTCTGATGAACCCATTGGTCGAACGGGTCTTGACGCTCGCGCTTGACCTTGCTCTTGTCGTCCTTCAGAAACTTGTTGGGGTCGGAAACGAGTCGGAACTGCTCCGACAGGCCCTCAACTTGCTTTTGGAGCAAGACCTTCAGTCGAGTGCGAGTTGATTCGGACTCTCCGGCAGCCCAGCTATCGACCGTATCGAACGCCTTCTGGAACTGATCGCGCTTGATCTTCGCCAGCTCGACACCCAAGAGTCTTGCCGTCTCACGAAGCGGCTTCAGTACCGCCTCTGACTTACCGGCCTTCTCTGCGTCCAAGACTTCTTTGTTGGCGTCCAACGATCGCTTCTGAAGGCTTGATGCAAGAATGAGCGCATCCGTGTCATCCTGAACCTTCTTCAGCAAGTTCTGAGCGGACGACTCGGTTGCCATCTGTGCGACCGTAGTCTTTGCCGCATCGCGCAGCTCGACGATCTTCCTATTGTCCGCCTCGAGCTGCGTCAGCTCAGCGATGAAGCCGCTACGCTTCAGATTGCTCGCGTAATCCTCTTTCCCATTGAGTGCGGCGATCTTGTTAACAAGATCGTTGCGCTTGCGCTCATACTCCGCGACCTGAGCTTCCTTGTCCTTCAGATCCTGTTCGGTCGCGACACCTTGCTTGATCCGAATAGCCGCCATCTGCTCTTCTTTGGCGCGACGGGCAGCTCCGGTCACCTTGTCCCACAACCAGACAAGACCCTCGATAGCGAGGTAGAACGCCCCGGCAAAGGCAATCGACTTTGCGAGCGACTTTCCGAACTCGACAATTGCGCTGCCGCTCTTACCGGAGCTTTCCGCCAGCGCATTGTTGGTCGTAATCGAATCCTGCATCTTCTTGATCTGTTCTTCCTGACGAGTCGACAGCGCCCGAAGTGCGTTCGCCCTTTCTTCATTGGTCTTGGTGAGAGCGCGGTTCGCCTCAATCTTGCCCTTTGCCTCACGAACGGTCGAGGCGGACGCCCTCGATTCCGCCTCAAGCGAATTGATGAGCCGCTGACGCTCGGCAATCTCGCTTTGAATCTGCGAAATCTGCGCCTCCTTGACCTCCGCGCTCACGAAACGCCCGGCGCCCGGCTGACCTTTCGGAACGCGGTCAGGCACGAGAGATCCGTCTTGCAACCCCTTCACCTGCTCCATCTGCATTGCGCGAAGCTCGGTGATTCGAGCCTTGCGCTCGCGCTGGGCGCTACGCTCGGCTTCAAGTTGTGAATTCAACCCGGTGATCAGGGCAGATGTCTGAGTCGCGGTCGCGCCGACAATCGTCGCGGCATGACTTCTGTACGCATTTGCAGACTCGCGCAGGGTCTTCATATTGCGCAAGATCGCCGCGTTCTCTGCGTCGTACTTTGCCCTGGCGCTGTTCCGCTGTGCCTGAAGACCCGCCTCTTTCTCGGCAAAGCTCGTCTTCATGGACTGAATGAGATTCAGGACTTTTGCCTGTCCGTACAAAGACACAAGCCCGATTCCGATCCACTTTAGCTGCGTGGTAACGGACGCCAGCGCTTCAGCAAGGTTGAGCGCGCCTTCTGCGAATCTCTTGAGGAACTGACCGATGTCCACGGCAAGCTGCTTGCCATTGGCGCTGTTGAAAAACTTCGTTAGCTCCTGCGTTGCATGAGTCAGCACCGTCATGAAGCCCTGGTCGCCCACGGTCTTCTGAAAGAGCTGCCACTCAGTTCCGAGTCGCTGCAACGCACCCGGAAGTGTGTCGAGCATACGCAGACTGGCGCCCTTAGACTCCAGCTCGAGCTGGGCAAACATCTTCGCCAGCGCAGACCTTGATTCAACGGTGCCTTTCGAGATGAGCTTAGTCAGCTCGGCCATCGACAGCCCCATACCACGGGCCATCGCCTGCATCGCGGTCGGGATGGCTTCACCCAACTGCTGACGCAGTTCTTCCATCGAAATGACGCCCTTACCGGACATCTGTTGAATCGCAACTGCCGCTCGGTCGAGGTTCTGGCTGGAGCCGCCGACGTGTGCAATTGCGTCCACCAACGCGCGCATGCCGCCGGTCATCGGGTCGATGCCAGCCGCTTTGAACTTGACGAATGCCGATGACAGAGCCTTCATGTCGAAGGGGCTGTCTTTCGCGAGGTTTACGAGCGAGGACATATCGGCTATGCCCTCGAGCTTCCTGGCGGTATTGTCGGTCGCCTTGCTCAAGCCCTCCATGAGAGTCTGGAGCTTCTGGAATTCACCACTGGTCTTGGCAACAGACTTCGGGAACGACAGCAGAATGTCGTTCACGTCCATCAGCGCGAACCGGAGCGCGCCGATCGTCATGATCGACGTGCGCAGGTTGCTGCCGAAGTTGTGCATCGCCTGATCGGCCTTGAAGGAGTGCGTCTCGACATCCTTCAGGTTCGCGATCAACGACTTGGTGAGCTGACCCGCCTTGCTCACACCGACCTGATAGCCGTTCGTAAGAAGGTTGAGCGCTACGTTTAGTCTTCCGACAGATTCCATATGACTCACCAATCAAAAGGGGGTCGCTAGACCCCCTGTGTCAACAACTTCAACTGCTCCATCCCCTCTTTGTCCATCTTGACGTCCAGCGGGCTCGGCGGGGGCGCCACAACCACTTCCCCAATCTGCCCATCCAGCGCGCCGAACAGCTCTGTAGCACCTTCGCCGCTTTGCGCACAGGTTGACACCTGAAGCGCTAGACGTTGCTGATGAGCCTCGATCCTCGGAATCTGATCGCACAGAGTCCAGAAGACCCTGATCGGCAGATTCATCAGCGCTTGATAGCCCAGGGAGTAGAAGGCAAGGACTCGGGCAAAGAAAAAGCCGATGTCGATGCCTTCAACTCCCCCGTCTACTTTCCCTCGCTCTCCTTCTCCGCAATGGCTTCGCCGGTCTGCTGAAGCTCTTCCAGCGTGCCGTTCAGAAACTGGATGAGCGTGAAGAGCTGTTCGAGCTTCAACGCCCGGACATCTTCCTCAGTCAGCGTCGGAATCAGACGACGAACGTGTCGTGCGCTCGCCTCGAGGTTCGCAGCAATGTCGTCCTTGTTTTCGAGCTTCCTGGCGTCCGCAGACGCCTCGAGGAAGTCGCCAACCCCCATGTCTTTGACCGTGTGCTCGATGCCTGCAATGATGACCGTCTTGGTCGGGGTCAGCAGGGAATCGAGGTTCAACATCTTCATTCAGCCTTCTCCTTGAAAAATGGGCGGGCACGCGGCCCGCCCTCACGCTTCACATCGCCCGTGTGATGGGTTAGACGCCGATGTAGTACAGGCGGCGAGTGGTCGGGTCCGGGTAGCCGGTGAACTCGCAGTTGTAGACGCGCTCTTCCTCGAGTCGGTAAGCGAACTGCACACCACCAGCGGTGCCCGCGAGCGGAACCACGAAGTCCAGACTCTTGTCGGTCGCGGCGTTCTCTTGCGGGTGCAGACGCAGTTCCTTCGCGACGCTCAGCAGGTTCACGCCCACCGCGTCCGACACGTCCACGCGCATGTAGGTGGCATTCACGCCGCCGGTCAGGCTGACAATGGTGGCACCGGAAGTACCAGCCGCCAGCGTGTAGCTGGGCGATGCGCCGTAGTCACCGTAGGTCACGGTGATGGCGTTGGTGCCGGCGGTGTAGGTGAACTGTGCAAGGTCAACCACGCCATCGGTTGCGCCGACCAGCTTCGCGTACAGGTTCGCAGCGGTCGCTTCCTTCGAGGCGCCGAGCAGAACGTCGTACATGCCGGTGGCAGTAGCCTTGAACGTGAAGGTCTTGCCGTTCACGACAATGGTCTGACTGGCGGTCGGGTTGAGTCCCAGGGTGATCGAACCTGCGGCGCGAACACCGTCCGTCACAATCGTCGCACCCGGCATCACTCGAGCCATGTTCAGGATGGTCGTCTCGGCCAGCGGAACCTTGACCTTGACGTTGCGGCTCGAGATGATTTCCGAGATGGCGGTCTTGCCGAACTGATCGACTTCGGTCTTGTAGGACTCGGAGCTGACCTCAACCTCGACACCGCCCTTGGTGTAGCCCAGGTCGTAGCCGTCGTAGAAAACCTTGCAGACGCCGACCTTGACGTTGATGGTATTGGAAGCCATTGGGTATCTCCTAGATTGGGATCATGGATGAAGTCACGGGTTACTGATACTAGCGTTTTGACTCGCTGGTGTCAACGTAAATCACATCGATGGTGGTATGGAACTCGTTGTTCTGCCCCAGCGATGGGGCATAGGCAAAGGGCTTGGACCTCGGGCGGGCATAGTGGAAAAGCAGCCCATCGATCTTGACGGTCGCGATGTTCCATAGCGCCAAGACTGCTCGATTCATCAGCTCTTGGCTTGCCTCGTATCCGTGAGCCCTGGTGATGAGCATGAAACTGCCCTTGTAGTAGCCGGGAAGCTCATGGTCGTAGCGCATGCCGCCAAACTGCTCGCGCAACAAGACGCCAGGAAGGTCGTTGGCGACGAAATTGACGAAAAGACTCTTGCCTGTCTCGCCGACGCCTTCGCTTTCAAGATGACTGGCAATTGCATTGAGCAGCGCAGACATTAGAAATACCTCTTGAGAACGCCAATGGTGGAGCTGATGACCTCCTTGGACCTGTCGATCAGCGCCCGACGTAGGAAGCCGCCGCCTACGGGATAGCCCGTTGCCGCAGCTTTAGCGGCAGATCGTGGGCCGAGCTGGTATTGACTGCCCTCGGTAACCTGTCCTTCGTGGATCAGATAGGCATAGTCGCCCACCTTTCGCCCAGCGGAACCGCCCCCGGAGCCTTCCATGTCCTCATCGACATGGACAACGTGAGTGCTGCGTGTGAACTGCCCCTTGGCGTTGCGTTCGCCGGGAACCTTGAAGTCCTCGATTGCAGCCTCGAGCGGGCCTTCGTCGATCGGGGCATAGTTGCGGGCCGTCTCGGCAATGTGCTTCGCCTCGGTCGCCATGGTGCGCGCACCGTGTTCGCGGGCGCGCTCGCCCACCTGCTGAAGCAAGACCTCCAACTGCCCAGCGGTGATGAACTCGCCTGTGAAGGTCACGCCCATAGTTCGCAGTCCGTCTCGTAGTGATCAACGTACCCGGAAATGTCCAGACGCGGGCGCATCTCGATGATGCGAAGTTGGGCGCCAAGGACGACGAGACGGTCGCCAAGATCGGCGATCGTTTCCCCGGACAAGAGAACTTTCGACTGAGCGGTCTTCTCGTCACCATGCCCGCGACTGGACGAGCTGTCGGCACGCACCGTCGTGCGGGTCATCATCCGGGCAAGCCGAATAACCGCGATGGGTTCGCGTGTCGGTGAGCCGAACTTGGGTTCGCCGTTGATCGTGAAGCCGGTCACCTTCTCGACCGTGCAGGTTCCGTTTGAATTCAGCATCGCGGCATTCTACTCAGTCATGGCTTCCTTACCAAGTATCGAGCATTGGGGTGCATGTGCTCGCTCGCCTCGTCGAGCTTCGGAAGACCCGAGGTCGCCCCGGTGATCGAAAAATAGAACGAGCCAGAGGAAGTGTCGATGACCGCCGTATCTTGTCCGTCGCACACCAGCGCCATCATGGTCGTGTGGTTGCAGATGCTCATCAGTGCGTCGCGCACGTTGAACGTGGACATCACCTGGGTCGACCAGCGCCGACCAATGGCGTCGGTTCGCGTGAGCTTCAGCGACTCAAGCACCCCGATGCAGGCGATCTTCATCGCGGTGGGCGCATTACAACCCCGGGAAGCTGCGATCATGGACGCGCGAAGCTGGGTGTGGCGCATCGTCTGCAAGATCGTCGCCTCATCCGTCCGCATCGAATCACGAACCGATGACAGGACGGACTCGATCAAGTCGAAGCTGTAGTCGCTAACGTCGACCATCGCCTCTTTCGGAAGGGCTAGATCGACGACGCGCAGGGACTCTTCGATCAGCAAGTCCACGATAGCCCGAAGATCGCCGTTCTCATAGGGCGCAACCAGCTCGCCCACTAGGTTGCGCGACCCACGCAGATCCGCCGCAAGCATCTCGACCGCGCCGCGCGAGTGCGAGCCGTTACGGGACAGGGTATCAGCGAAAGACCCTCGGGCGGTGCGGTGCCAGAGGGCGTACCTACCGGCGAATCGACGAGTCTCTTCGTCGATCGTTTCGATCAAGTCAATCATCCGCGCCCGACCCTTCCTGCTGCCAGGAACCTGCCGATGTAGGGCATGGCGCCCTTGGAGATGGGGGCTTTGCCGCCCTGGAAGAACGTGCGCGATGATTCACCGATGACGATCGATCGGACGCTGCCGCCACCCATATCGGTAGTCGTGTCGAGGATCGCGTTCGCCTCCGCGACCTGACCCATCTGCATCGCCTTCTTGAATTCGGCGCTCATCGACTGCCACTCGGAAGGGCTCAGGTCGAACAGGCGGAAACCCTCTCCACCAAACCCATACCCCGCATACTGCTTTGCGGCCCATCCGCTGCGCGAGCGATCTACAAGCAGCAGCTTGCCGATCCGCATATACGCGGCGCGGAGTGCGAAGACGCGATCCTCGGACGTTGCCGCGTCCCAGTACGTCACACCAGGCATGTCTTCGGCGAGCATTTCCGCCATCAGCAATGTCACGGTACTGGTCGTAGGGACAACCAAGAGCGAGTCTTGGTACAGGCGATAGGCGACCCTGACTGTCTCGGTCGAAGTGGCGCTCGATAGCGTGACAAGCACTTCGCGAGCGCCCTCAGTGGCTTCGATCGAAAGCGTGTTCTCCGACTCCGTAACGACAACCGTCGCAACATCAGCACCAGCGACGTACCCGGAAACCGGGGTGGTCGCCGTCACGGTTGCGCCGTTCTCGTCAAGGATGCGGTAGCTGGCAGCGGTTGCGTCGGCGTAGATCGACGCGCCCGTCAGATCGACCTCGAGCGTCTTGGCAGTACCGGATGCGAGCGCTTCCATGTCAGATCGCCTTCAGGTACTTGACCGCCTTTGCGATGTGCTCTTCACGCAGCTCCTGGCGCAATGCGTTCCAATCCACCGTGCTCAGCCCAGACGCGACGAATGCGTCGCGCACTACGTCGCCGAGCGTGACGGTCCTGCCGTTGACCTCGAAGCTGGAGGGTTGCACGTTCGAGCCCATCAGTCCTTCAATGGGCTTTTCATCGCGAGCGACGGGGCGGGTCACGTCCAGCACCATGTCGATGAGCTTGCCGACCGAATTGGACTTCACACCCAGGTCGTCGGAGATTTCGCGAATGCCTGCGATGCCCTTTTCGTCGGCGATCTTCTCGAGCATTTCCCGAGTGATGTGCTTGGGTGCCATCGCCTGGGTGATCGTGCTCTGGGCGACTTCAACCGACTCGATGGCGTCCGTGCTCTGCCCATTCATGTCGATGAGCTTTTGCGAAGCGCTGGGGTTGGTGCCGTCGATGCGCTCGACAGAGACGATGTTCGCGAGTCGCGTTGCGGTGCGCGGATCGACATCCACGACCGAGACGGCGTTGTCGAACTGCACGCCGCCGAAGTCCCCGGTGAATCCTTCCCATCCGGGTTGCGTGATCTTCAGTTTCATTGAATTCCCCTTCTCTTAAAGTCTCGAGAGATGTGTGTTTTTAGCCTGTGACAGTTCGCGCACAGGGTCTGGTAGTTCGACGGGTCACTGTTTGACTTGTCGCCGTCGATGTGATCTACGTCGAGCTGACACGAGTGCTCGGCAATGAAGCCGCACTTTTCACAATGGTCCTTCTTGAAAGCCTTATAACCAATGCGTTGCCGCTTGTCCTTTTCAAGCTCGCGGAAGCCCTCATGCTCACGCCGAGCCCTCATGTACTCGCGCTGATATTCCCTTGTCTTTGGGAATCGCTCCGTATGACACGCATTGCAGAGTGCGCGAAAGAGCCCGTACCCCTTGTGGGACTGAGGCTCTTTCGCGCACTGGACACAGACGCCCTTTACGTTGGGCGGCTCTGGCTTTGAGATTCTGGTCACTGAAAACAATAGGGCGGCGTTTTTGACGCCGCCCTACTAAGTCAGCCGTGAGGTATCACGACGTTCAAATGTTGGTCACACCCTTCAGGCGGGCCAGCGACTTCGTGCTCTTCAGGGCAAGACCGCAGTACCACTTCAGACGGGTACGGGTCGCGTCCTTGTTCTGCACGGTGCCGATGTCTTCCACGGCGATACCGGCGTTCGGGCCACCGTAGATGCCATGCAGGCCATCGGCTTCGTTGGCGCGGAAGGCATAGATCGAGCAGCAGACGCCGTTCGCGGTGCCTTGCGTCTCGTTGCCCGGCAGGTAGTCGTTGCGCAGGATCGGGGTGCCGTTGTGACCCAGGACCGGGACGCCGAAGTTCGGAATCTCGACCATCGAGGCGTCGGTGCCCGACTGAGCACGCAGCAGCGCGCGATAGGCGCGGATCGTGCCCGCGCGCATCACCAGGGCGTCGGCGCCCAGCGGCACCATGTCCAGCAGCTCGTCGAGCATGCTCATGGTCAGGGCAGCGCCGTTGTTGCCGGCGGCGATCGTCTGACCGGCAGTCACCAGCTTGCCGATGCCGTCGAATTCCTTCGGGGCGCCGGTGTTGTCGCCAGTGATGAAGGTCTGCTTGAACTTGCGCGACAGACCCTTCGCCTTCTGGGCGATCTGAATCGCCTTCTGGTCGTTGGTGTCGTCCATCGTGGTGTCGAGGAACTTGTCCACGTCCACGTCGCCGATCAGGATACGCAGCTTCGACGTGACTTCCGTGAAGGTCGAGGCTTCCTCGTTCACGGTGTCGTTCGGGTCGAGGAAGTCAGCGCCGCCGATGGCGTTCTCACGGTCGTAGACGTAAGCCTTGCCGGTCACCTTCATGAAGGGCAGGAGGGCGAACGTCTCGTCCTTTTCGATGATTTCCTCGATGACGCCAGCTTCGAGCTGGTTGTTGGAGAGCTTTTCAGCTTCGACTTTGAGCAAAGGCATGATTTTTCCTTTTCAGGTTCTGTGACTGGCAAGTCAGTAGGGCCGAACTATGTCAGCCCTTACTTGCTTTGTCAAGCCTTTTTCTTCGCCAACAGTGCAGCGCGAATCCGCGACATACCTGTGAGGTTCTTGTCCGCCACCGGGGCGGGGCCTGCCCTGTTCTCAGTGCCGGAACCCGCGCCGGTCTTCACCGTGCTCTTGAGCAGATTGTCGGAATCGGGGTCGAGAGAGACGAGCTTCTCGAGCGCCGAGTCGAACGGAAGCGGGTCGCCAGAGGAATCCACCAGCATCACGCGACCGTTCATCCCGGCGGGCTTGTCGTACCCGACAACCCGTTGACCATCGAACTCGAAGTGCGCGCCGTAGAGGGCGCGGGTCTTGCCGACCGGAAGGCTCATCTTGTCCGCAATGAATTTGGACGTGCCGAACGAATTGCCCACGGTCAGCTCGGCGATCTGCTTCTGGAGGGCCTGCTTGGCGGCGCGCTCTTCGGCGAGTTCCTTGGTGGTCTTCGTCATGTCGGCAAGATGAGCGTCACTCATCTGCTTCTTCAACGCATCCCACTGACCCCTCGCTTCCAGCTCTTGTGCCTCGCGGTCCTTCTTCTCCTTCAGCAGCTCGCGAATCGACGCGGCGTCCAGACCGTCGAAGTCCTTCAGCTTCGCATTCACTTGCGAAAGCTGCTCTTGAACCTCGCGGAGCTTCGTCTTCTTCTCCATGACTTCGCGCAACAGCGCAGCTTCGGTATCGGAAACGCCTGACTGACCTGACTTGCCGGACTTGTCGCCAGTGTTGCCGCCCTTGTCGTCGCTGCCGCCCTTGTCGTCGCTGCCGCCCTTGTCGTCGCTGCCGCCCTTGTCGTCGCCACCACCGCCACCACCACCGCCGTCATCGGCAACAGTGAGGGGCATCGCGAAGCCAAGACCGGCGCGCTTCATAAGACGAATCAGATATGTCGGCATGTATGCCTTCCTTCTTCAGTTGACGCTATCTCTCGCGTCGGGGTTGAACTGAGGGGCAGTCTCTTGCCCCTCGGGGTTAAACGGATGCCTTGCCGCCAGCGACGAGCTTGGCGGAAAGCGCTTGATTGCCAGATGCCTTCACAGAGTCAGTCCCGGATGGAGCGCCGCCCGCTGCGAGCGGGTCGAGCTTCGGGGGCCAACTCTTGAGTTCAGCAACCAGCTTGTCTCGGATGTCCTTCGTCAACTTCGGGAAGAGCTTGTCGATGACCGCCTCGAACTGCTGACGACGGGTGCCATCAGGTGCTTCGATCAGCGCAAGACGCGCGGCAATCTCGAACTCGTCGTAGAGCCCACGAACGTCGAAGTCGTCCGGGTACGCAACCGGCTTCTCCTTCAACTTCTCGCCCGCGTACATACACACCAGCTCGGCAAGACGGTTCTCGACATCCTCGAGACTGTCAGCCTTCGACGCAAGCAGTCCGTTGACCCGCTCGAAGTCGTAGGCTTTCGCCACTCCCGAGCTGTTGTCGATGCCCAGTGCGTTGTCTTCCTTGGTGCGCTCACCAGCCAGGCCGACCGAGTGGTAAATCTCGTTGATGATCTTGTTGACCACCTTCAAGATCAGCTCGGCCTGCTTCACATCCGGGCTCAGGTAGAACGGAGCATTGCCCGGGACGCTGCCGTCGTAGGTGAAGACGCGCTTGGTGCCCATCTCCAGCAGCTTCTCGTAGGGGTCCGTTCCAGGCTCGATGCCCTGCGAGGGGATCACGAGCTGGCTGAAGGTCTGGTCCTGAATGATGGCGTCGAGGTTCGACAGGTAGTTCGCACAGGCGCGGTCGAGGTACGCCACATCCGTAATGAGCGCGGGCGATGTCCACTTCTCGTCGCTGAGCGTGTTGTCGGCGTGGATGATCGGCACCACCCCAAGTTCATTGATGACCGGCGGGTCGACGATCACCTTGCGCTTGCCGCCAGTGCCTTCGATGTGAAGGGTCTGACTGAAGGTGCGGGTCCACAGTCGATACCGGCTCTTGAGCTTGCCAGTCGAAGTGATCGGATCTTTGTCGTCACGCACGACTTCATGCACCAGCGCCCACGCCAGGACGCCTTCGTCGTCGTAACCCACATCGAGCATGTTCTGCGGCGACACGGTGTAGGCGTAGATTTGTGCGCCCACTTCTCGGTCTTCGGCCTTGGTCTTGGTCTTGACGTTCTTGGTCGAGTCGACCACCAGCCAGATACGCCCAGACACTGACGACTCGGTGGCGACCGAGCGCATCAGCTCGCGAATGCCCTGCCCTTGCTTGGTGGACCTCTTCCAGAAGTTCTTCAGCGCCTCGGGGGCGTCGCCCGCTCGAGCAGCGTCCATCTTGAAGAGGTACTTGACCGTCAGCTCGACAACTTCGCGGGTGTGGTTGAAGCGATAGGCTCGGTTCACGCGGTCGGTGTATTCACGGTCGCCTTCCTTCAGGTAGCGGTGAATGTTCTCGACGAACCAGCTCCTGCCACCCTCATAGGTGGCTTGCATGAACTCCCAATGCGGGCGCATTTCCTCGTACAGCGGGTGCCTGCGATCGAGGAAGGCCAGGAGTTGTTTCTGCTCAGCAGCGACGTTTGCCATATAAGATTCCGAGTATGTCACGTCTGACTTAGGTTTGCAACTACAGCGAAATGCCCATGATGGTCGGCCTGCGCAACGGGAACATGAACTCGATCGGGTAGCCCAGCGCGTCCGTTATGTGCTCCACCCCGAGTTTCTTGTCCACGTTCCTGCCGTCTTCCTCGTAGATCGTCTGTTCGAGCGACTGAATCAGGGCATCACAGGTTGGATCGACGAAGAGTCGGGCGGTGCCGTCCGCCGCGTGGAACATCCGGTTCACCGAATTGACCCGATCCGCCACGGGCGGATGCTTCGCACGGTGCTTGATCCGCTTGAACCCCTTTTCCCTAAAGATGTCGAGGTCGGTTTCGCCTCGAGCGTGCTGTCGGTAGCTACCTGCCGGGTCCGGGAAGATCGTGACGTTGCGGATTTGCCGGTAGTAGCGACGTTCAATCTCATCCACGACCTCTGCCGTGTTGGATGACTTGAGGTTGATTTCCGACACCGCCCAGACTTCGCCGTTGGGCTGCGGCTGGAGAATGACACTCGACATCGGGTTGATGTTGAAGTCCTGCCCCACCCAGATCGGCAAATTGGGGTTGAACCGGCAGCTCTTGACATGCGTCCTGCGATCGAAGGCGTGGTAGACCCGCCCACTCATCGTCTCGAAGCTCGCCTCGAACTCCTGACGGAACGAACGCTCGTCCATGTCCCGACGAGCAGCCTCGACTTCCTCGCGCGGAATGAACGGACTGGTGATCGTGGGAAACTGCCAGCTCGACCAGTCGTTGCGGCGAATCACCCCCTTGTTGTCGACGTAAGTGTCACCGCGCTGCCCGAGCATGTAGATGTCGTAGAGGAAGTTGTACGCCTTGGGCGTACCGATGAACAGGGCGTAGCCGCCGGTCGAAGCAAGGGTAGGACGCAGAACCTTGTTCCAGGCTTCCTTGTCGATGTCCTGAACCTCGTCCATGACCAGAAAATGGATTCCCACTCCGCGCAGCGAATCGGGGTTGTCCGCTCCCTTCAGTTCGATCCGGGTGCGGTTCTTCAGCGTGACCGCCAGGGTGGTTTCGTTGACCTTCTCGATCCACTCCTTGGGCAGCGACTCCATCAGCTCGGGCCACATGATCTGTTTCGCCATCCGATAGGACGGCGCGACGTACCAGATCAGCCGCTTGGGCTGGGCGGCGTAGGCAATCATGCAGGTGCGGGACAGGATCGACTTTCCCCACCGCCGCCCTGCCACCACGACCCGGAACCTACTCCGGTTCGAGTAGACCTGGGCCTGACCCGGATGCAGGTACAGCGATCCGGGGTCGAGCGCGAACTTAGCTCGGATTGCCATTGAGGGCCTCAGCGGCTTCGTCCGCCTCGCGTTCACGCTGCAACTGCGACACGATGGCATCCGCGCCGTCGATCGCCTCTTCCTGCAAGTCGCTGATTTCCTCCGGGGTCATCCCACGGATCGTCAGCTCGGGCAGCGGCTTGTCGCCAGCGTCGTCTTCCTGAATGCCCAGAACCTTGTACGCTTCCTCCCGACAGGTCCGTACCGTCGTCGCAGCGTCTCGAAGCGCCCGGATGTCGTTCACAAGCGTGCCAAGGGGCTTGCCCTGCTTGTGGGCGTCGATGATCTGCGCGGCGACCTTCTGACGGATCATCGCGATGATCTTGTAGGTTTCGTTCTTGGTCGTGAAAATGCGCTTCGCAAGCTCGCTGGGCTCGATCACCAGGGCGGCTTCCGCTGCCGCAGCTTGTCGGGCAAGGATCTCTCCTTTCACCGCCCCGACGTGCTTGAACTTCTCCTGAAGCCGACGCTTGCTGACGCCGTACTTCTTGGAAAGCCCAACCAGGGTGGCCTCGCCTTGCTTCCACTCAAGGATCGCGTCGTTCCACTGCGCCGCTGTCAGCTTACGGGTTGTCCAGCCCTCGGGCTTCTCGGACTCTTCGGTCTTCGGATCGGTCATGGTTGAGTCAGCAAAAAAAATGGCGCACAGGGGATGGGCGCCAAGACAAGGAGGGAAACGGAACCCCCATGTGTGCCCGGACTGTAACGACCGGCACGCCGAAAGTCAATGAGCACTGACTTACCCATTCCGGGAGTTCTCGACCCCAGATCGGGCATGTGTAGAGGCTTGGGGAAGTGTAACAAGATGTAACGCCATCAACAGTTAAATCTTCTTCTCTTCTTCTTCTTCTTTGTATTGAGAAGGTCTTATATATATAGGAAAAGTCATTTTTACCCAACGACGTGCCAAAAGTGGATTTTCTGGATGGAAATACAGTGCTCCGGGAGCGAAAAAGGATTGACAAAAGGGAAGTTCAAACATAAAGTGCGAAGCACTTTATGTTTGCACCCCGTCTGTCAGGATGCCGTCATAGGGAGAGGCTTCCGGTTCGTGGAAGACAGGAAGTTGAGGCTTCGGAGCTGCGATGATTGAGCCCTTCCGGGTCGCGATGTAGCCCACCCTCTTATAGCTCCTACGCTTGCCGACATCCCGTTTTTCGATCAAGCCTCGAGCCACCAACACCCGGATTAGGAACTGCATGCTGGACTTGGTAGTGGCCCGGAACTCGATGGCAAGCCGGTCCAGCAATTGATCTAGGTCAATTACAGCGTCCATTCCCTGCTCGCCGGGGTTGCCCCGGCAGATCAGTTCAAGCGTCTTGAGCTGAAGCGCTGTCAGCTCGCCGTTGACAAGAATCTCGGTCATAGAAGGTCCAGCCTCAGTGGCTCGTCTGTGGGTTGGTTGTCGAATGCGGTGATGGGGATTCGATCCGGGAGCTTGCGACCGTAGTCGGGGTTTCTGTAGACCGAATAGACCGTCGAGGCGAACGTGATCTGCATGACTTGCTTGATCAGGTAGGCCACCGGAAGCGTCGCGACCCGACTGCGGCCCGCAAGGCGCTTCTCGCCTGACTTCTCCATCGCGCTGTGCTTGTAGTAGAACTCGCGGATGTCGCGCAGAGCGGCTACCCGCGCGTAATCCGGCATCGTCTCAAGCTCTTCCAGAATCGCCGCGTAGTCGTAGGGCGGCGACTTGAAGTTGCGAGTCAGGGCTTCGATCCCGGCCTCGAGCGCAGGGGCCGTTTTGGGGCTGACGAAGCGCATCCCGGCCTTCGTGGCGAACGGGTTGAACCGCGTCATGCTGGCTCGTGTTTCGAGGTAGCGAAAGCCCGACATCCTGAAGGCAAGGTTGCACAGGCGATAGCCGATCCCAGCGCTTCGGTACATGGTGTCCACTACATTGCGCGACCCACTTCGGATGTTGCGGTTCATCCACTTCACCCGCATCGACTGCATCAGCTTCGTGTCGATGCCGTCTTGGTTGGGCTTCAGGTTCGGGAAGACCTCGTTGCGGCCCGCGTCCAGCACCTTCGGCACCGCCAGGACAAGCGCACCGATCGTCTCTTCCACACCGGGTTTGTGCTCGATCAGACAGCGAGTGAAGATCGGACCAACCCCCGTGTCGTGAGCCTTGTAGTGGAGCGCCTTCATGGCGTTCCAGTCTTCCGCGCAGCCTCGCTCGACGTAGATCGACGAGATGAGGCTCAAAGGGCGTTTGTACGGCCCCGGGTCGGTCTTGACGACGGTTTCGGACAAGTCATCGTGCATCGGGCAACAACGCCATCAGCGCCGCCTCCGTCTGTGCGCCCTGACGTTGACTGAAGGGCGACCCGTTGACATAGAAGAAGGTTGTGGGCACCGCACGCACGCCGTAGGTGCCTGCAAGGTCTGGGCGCTTGCCTGCATCCACGTAGCCCAGGTTGATGCCCAGACGCTCGCAGAAGCGCTCAAGTACCGGCTTGTAGGTCCGGCACGGGGCGCAGGTATGCGAGCCGAACAGGACCAGTCCGGTGAACCCCTTGAGGTCGTTGAGTCCGTTGATTTCCTTCATTGCCAGCCTCTAAAGATGTTGTCGAAAGTTCGCAGGAAGTCCGCCTTCCAGATGGGCCAGTGATACTTGATCGCGAATCGCGATTCCGTGATCGTTACGACCGCTATGACGAAGACGAACACAATCGGCCATAGCAGCATGTAGAGAATTGCCTTGAATCGGTCCATCACAGCACCTTCAGGAGTTCGGCGTAGACCCGTGCTGACGGGGTTTCGTCGGCGGCCAGGGCGTGCTGGGTTTCGACCCGCAGCTTTTCCCGGTATCGCTTCTCGATGTAGAGGCTCGGGGCGAGGTCGTGAACCATGTCAGTGTGGGTGGTCGCCACCAGCACCGTCGCGCCCACTGCGCGGGCGGTCTTCTGCACGCTGTAGGCGATCACCTTCGCAGCGGTGCGGTCCAGTACCGCCATGAACTCGTCCGCAACCCAGACCTCGGCGCCCGTCTCGATCGCTTTGGCGAGTCGGAAACGGTAGCGCTGCCCGTCCGACAGCTCCTGGGGCTTGCGGATGAAGAGATAGGCGTCGTTGAGCCCGGCGATCGACAGCAGGCGCAGCGCGTCGCTGGTGTCCGTGCCGATCTGGTCGACGAGGGTCTTGTCGGGGTCGAGCGTTACCTTGTCCAGATTGATGACTGATTTGCCGCGAGCTTCCATCTGCGCGGCCAGCTCGCGCAGCGCGATCGACTTGCCCGACCCGGACTGCCCGGTGATGTAGACGACCGAGCCCTGCGGCACCGTCAGCTCGAGCTTGTCGAAGACGACGAACTCTTGATCGTCCAGGCCCAGCCCGAACGCTTCGGCGACCTCCACCACCCGCTGGCTGCGGGCGACCTGGGTCGTGAACTTCTTGTCGAGGATGTAGGTGTCGCTCATTCGTCGTACCAATCTGCCTTCTTCAGACGTTTCGTCGTGGTGCCCTCCTGCAGAGCAAGGCTGGTTCCGTAGTCGTGACATACCAGCCAATCGCGCCCAGGCTTCCCGCCCTTCTTCTTGGACTGCGCCAGCCCCCAGTTCGCGCGCTTCAGGTCCGTGAACCACGCCGGTACCTTGCGAGGGAAGTTGGACGGGCGTGCGGGGTAGGTGCGCTCCTGGATGAGAATCTTCCCGTTGGGGGAGATCCACCTGCACTCGGCAAACCACCGCGACGCGGCGGTGTGCTGCACGAAGCACCATGTTCTCCACTCCATGATGTTCTGGTAGTGGTGGTGGGGGTCACTCTCGACCTTCACCACATACCCCGGAAGAATGGCGCACTCGAAAACCGTGCGACTCATGCCCGAGCCCAGCTCGGCACCGCAGAGCAGGTTGAAGGATTCCTTGAAGACTTCCTTGTTACTCACGCGCGGCGTCCCATTCCTTGCTCAGCCACTGGAATTCCGGCAGCTCCGAGGTATCAATCTCGAAGGCGCGAGTCATGAACAGCGCCGCAGCCCAGTTCGCCCTCTTGTGTTCGCCGCCCAGGTCGACAAAGGACATGGCGACATTGCAGTGCCAGGACCATGCCCAGCTCGGGTCGCGTTGCATGTTGCGCTTCAATACCCAGAAGGCAACGCGGCTCGAGAGAATGGTTGGGCGGCAGCAGTGCAGCCAGTAGCGAAGTTTTTCAAGCATGGTTCGATTCCTTCCTCATACGTCGAAGCGTCTTGTTCATCCAGTTGTCCAGGCGCGGGTTTCTCAGACGGGTTTCAACTACCCCCTTTGAGTTTTGCGTGACGAAGTGCTCTTCCGAGCTGTCGTCGCCAACCCCATATACCCAGTTGACGCAGTGACTGATTTCGTGATGAACCACTTCGGCGCACCGCTGAAACGCGAGAGTTCTGGGCAGATAGATACGAAACTTGCCGATCACCGACATTCCGTCGTTACCGTCGAGCACCGGATCGCCCTCGTCAACAATCGAGATTCGGAATGCGTAGGGACCGATCAGGATTCGTCTTGGCAGGCCCTTGAATACATCGTCTTCCTGTTCAGTCGTCGGCAGGTTTTCGACTTGCGTCATGGGCGTCTCCCCGAATAGAACTGCGAATGTTGAAAGTACCCCAGGCGATGATCATGCAGGCGACGAGCGGAGAAATAGCTGGGAAAATGCCAGCCAGTGCGAATAAGTCTCTCATGACTTATGCCACGCAGTCAGCAGCGTACTTCACAAGCGCTGCCTCGCCCTGCATTCCGGTCTTGTCTTCGACCCAGGCCATGAACCGACTGATGGTCAGTTGGTTGCGGCCCTCGATGTGCTTGAAACCCAGCACCTTCCCAACCGGAACCGGCTTGGCGGACGACGTGGAGATGGCGTTGTTGATCTTCTGCACCTGATCGTCGACCGCCCCGGCAATGTCTTCGACGAAGGCGGATTCGTCCACTTCGCCGATGTCGGCGATGGCGAACTCGAGTT